TTACCAGATGAAGTCGGTGATAAACTGAGCGATCGCCTTTTGCGTAAAGCATTCAGTACATATTCTGTTTGATAATCACGAGGCTTAAATTTGCAATTAATTTCTTCTGCTAATTGCGTTGGATAATCATCATCAAATTTTTCATCTAATCCGATGTGGTCTGGTGCAGATAAGAAATATCCGCGGTCGTCGCAAAACTTTTTAATGTGTGGATATAAACCAACATAGATAATTGGTCGCATTGGTTGGAATAATCTTATAATTCCGTCCCATACTCTATTCTTATAAGCAGGAACAAATTGATAACCTTCAGGCCTAAAACTGAATTGCTCAGCTAATTCCATGAGTGTGCCGCTATCTGCAACAACTTTCATGTGTACCGAATTAATAGGCTCTAGGGTTATCTGTTCACTCATAGCTTAACTGCTAATAATATAAAAATTCCAAATAAAATGATGTTAGTAAAAAATATAAGTAGAGCTAAGATTGTATGGTACCAAATCCATCGAGTACGATAAGCATTTTCAAGCGTTAAATCTTCTGGGTCTGCTTCTTCGTCCATTACCGGCAAGTTGTGCATAACTGTTTGGTCAAATTTATTTTCTTCTAAAGGCTTTTCAATAAATTTTTGAAACCATCTAATCATTAATAATCACCAGCTTGGAATTTTAACATGTCAATCATATTTTTTATTATAAAATTGCGACTATGAATAGTTCGCACAATGTCTTCTAAAAAGTTTGCATTAGCAGAATGATAGTCAATGGTCAAACTTAATTTGATAATATCCTTATCTGCTTGAATATATTTATCTACTTCATTACGTAAAACTTTTTTCTGATAAGGTCTCCAGCCTTGAGCTTTCAAATCTTCTTCTGCCATACTACCATCATAGTATTCTCGCTTGAGTGCTTCAAGTTCTTTGTATTCTGCTTTTAATTTTTTGACACGAAGTACTTCTCTATAAAAGAGATTGTAATATTTACTGTGAAGTTCTGGGATTCGTTTTGACTCTCCGACGAGATTTGTTTCGTCTATGGCTGAATCTTTTGCCCATAACGAAGATATATCATTTGTGTCCATAATGTAAACTCGGTTGTTAACTATAAAAGTATATTATAACAGGTTCTCTATAATTTGTCAACCCTTTAGCTTAACTCTTTAATGTCGAATGCGTCATATCGCATGGTAACTGTAGCTTCAGGATAAAGAACATCTTGATTAGATAAATCCAAACTAACTGGAGTCAAACCAATTGGTTGTGCATTTAGATATGTGACTTCCAAATTTGGTTGTTTATGACTATTTAAAATTAGAACAGTAATATCTGATGTTAGTCCATCTTGGCTATCTGCTAGTTGGTCGTATTGTTCTAATGTATCTGGAGAACCAATACCTTTTAACCAATCGTAAATTTCACGATAGTTTCTCATGTTCTCATCAATAATAAATGTTAAATCTAAATCAGCATACGCTAAATGGTCACCTGTTGAATAATAGGCACGTAAAGGCGTATCTGTTTTTACAGCGTTAGTTGTAACAGAAGGAAGCAGAATTTTATTTGAGAAAAATTCTACGTTCGGCAACCTTTTGAAGATTATTTTAAATCCTGCCGATGATAAATAGTTATTAATCATACAATAAATTCCAATGATTGTTTATTATACTATTTATACGAGGCGAACTATATAATGTTTTCAAAACCAAAATCCCTAACATTCGAAATGGATACAGCTGATTTATCCATCAACCATATTGCACACTTATACCATTCCTTTTTTGTATCCAAAGATTATGATTGGTGGTACGAAGTTTTACCCGATGATATCGTAGTTGATGTTGGTGCTGGTATCGGAATGTTTTCAGCTAAAGCATACGATAATGGTGCTAAACGAACTTACATGATTGAACCAAGTCGTAAGTTATTAGAAACAGCAGTTAAAAATCTTGCTGGAGCATATATCGACAGACCCGATGCTTACGAACGATGTCGTATTAAAGCAGTCCATGCAGCTATGGGTCGTACCGATGTTGACTGTAGTAATGTTTGGAATGAGCCACAATATGATGGAAAGCTTATGTCTTTAATGGAATTTGTTGATTATTACGATGTTCCAAATATTAGCTTTCTTAAAATATCTGCTTGTGGTGCTGAATATAATATTTTGCACGAGGATAACTTAAACTTTATAGCAACAACTATTCGTCACACTGCATGTCGTGTTTATTTAAATGCTCAGTATGGTGGAATTGAAAAGTTTAAGCATTGGCGTGATTCTGTGTTAAAGCCTTTGATGGACCTTAACCGTGTTTATTTCCAAGATGATACATACTACGAAAAAGTAATGCAAGATAATTTTATGGAGTTATTACCTGCAAGCTTTATGGTGTATATTAAAAACTGGTAATTACCAATTGTGAATTACATTGGCCATAATGAAAAAGCACGTGAGAAAGTTAACGCCCACAATAACAGTACGAAGTAAAGCAACATAATTGTCATACGGTTCTGTTTTATCATCGGAAAATCCTCCGAGTGCATATTTCCAAATAGTCCAAAGTTTATTCATATTGGTGTACGAAAGTTTTGTCTGTATCAATGCCAGCTGTATAACATGCTCTGCAGAATTGTCCTGCACCTTCTACATATCCATACCTCATATCGATATGAGTATTTTTAGAGTACTCTGTTTCAACGCCACACATGTTACATGTATCTTTTTCTTGGTTCATATAATTACCTGCTGTCGTAAATTTTAAATCATTCATAGGTTGCTGCTTCAATAAAGAAATCAACGGTATCTTCTAGTGAGCCAAAATCGTGGATAATATATTCACCCTTAGCATCTGCAGGAGATGTTTCAAGTTCAGGATATTGCTCACACCAGTTTTCATAAAGCTTCTCCATTGATACACCACCAACACCTTTAACACTGAAGCTTACTTTAATAATTGCTTCTGGTCCATCTACTGTGTAGTTAACATGGAGATTATATTCTGTACCTTTGATTCTGTTTGTTTGGTATACCGACCCAGTTGATTGAGATGAAGTTGCTCTTACAACATTTTTGAGGTCTGGGTGAGATGCCCAAAACTTAAATCCTTCTTCAATTGGATTGATTTGCTCTTTTTTCCATTCGTCATACAAACTTGATAGTGTTTGTTTAACCCAAAGATAATCATATTTCCCTTTTACTTTATTCAGCTGAGGGTCAAGCACATTGATTCGTAAAGATTCAGTTGCGTCTTGCACAGCTTGAATAGCATCTTTATCTTCAGCAAACTTTTCTAAGTTTCTGCCAATAATGATAAGGTCGTCAATATTGACATCTTTATCTTTAAGATGGTCAAGACATCTCGTTTTAACACCTTGGCCTTCGTAAATAGGCTTTACAGTGTTGTCGAACTTACCATTTTGGTAATAACCATATTGGTAAGCTCCAAGTGTTTTCATAAATTCTGCGTTGTATTTCATTTTTGCTCCATTATATAATTTTTAAATCACTCAAGAATTGCTTCTTAGGAGATGTCTTCTGCCAGAAGTCCAAGTCCTTTTCAGCTTGCTTGATTTGCTTTTCGAGACTTTGAATTTCTTCAGAAGTCAGATTCGAAAACGGTATACTCAATAGTCGGTCGACATGAGCTGAAGCTTCAGGAAGTATCGTTACAATGTCACTTCCAATTTGCTTCTTGTTCTTATTCTTAAATGTGATTTTATCATCAAGTACTAATTGAATAAATTCCATTTTAATATTCAACCAGTTCAGTTCACTATTGTATTTTGAAATGTTCTTATTAATTCGTTGCTCTAGAATTCCATAACGATAGTTGCAGAAATCCATAACGATGTTTCTTGCGTCATCATACTCTCGTAGCTTACCATCATAATCAATGACAGTTAGATTCTGAGATAAAACCTTCGAGAGTTTGAACTTAGCAATGATTTGCTTATCGTTCCATTTAGCACTTGTGTTTTGCTTGAGCTTAACATCAAACCTAAAGCCACTCTTATCACAAAGGTCTTCGTAAGATACGATATCACCGTCATCTTCTAGTTTATCCAGTACCTTCACGTAATTTTCACGGTCATATCCATAGGGTACTTCAGTAATCTGTAACTGTGTCTTAGAAGTCTTCCTGTAAACCCCAAAGACCGTATATCGCTTAGGCTCGAGTGGGTCTTGCTCTACAGTACCTTCGAACTCTGGAAACTTCACCTTGATAGTATCAGCCGAAATCTTTTTAGTTCGTAGATATTCAGAACAAGCTTCGGCCAAACT